CAGGTCGCCCACGCCGGCCAGCGCATTCTTGAGTTGCGTGTTCTCCGCTTCGGCCTGCAATGCCTGCCGGTACTGGAGGTCGGCCAGGCGGTTGGAGTTCTGCGCATTCTGGATTTGTGCGACCTGTCCGTAACGTGCCAGCGGGTTGTCGAATTGCGGGGCGCGGTAGGCCAGTGCAATGCTAGGATCAATCGCCATTAGTAGTACCTCCGCTCATTCAGCTTGTCGATGATTTGCTGGTTCGCGTAGTTGTTGTATCCCTGCCCGATGGCCCCGGACAGCGCGTTGGCCCCGCCGATGTAGCCCGAGGCCCGTGCGTTCGCCCCGCCCATCAGCGCGTTGTTGCTCGCGTTCACGCTGTTGTTGATGTTCGCGCTTGCGTTGCCTGCGTAGTTCTGCCCCGCCGCGCCGATGTTCCCCGCCGCCGTCTGCCCGGTGCCGGAGATCGCCGCCAGCCGGTTGAAGATGTTCGTGCGGTCAGCGTTGTAGCGGTTGTAGGCGTTGCCGAACTCGCCCGTGGCGTAATCCTGGTTGTAGCGGGTCAAGGCTTTCAGGGTCGCGCCGGAGTCGTACATGCCACGCGCCCCCGCCGCCCGGTTAAGGCCCTTCTCGCCCTCGGCGAGCCGGAACTGGTAGCCAGGGTCGGCGTTGAAGTCCTCGAGCCCGAAAGGCTTGTTCAGGCTGCCCATTTGCCCGGTGAGCGAGGACAGGGCGTTGGCACCCGCCGCCCGCCACGGTTCCATGTCGGCGCGGTTCTGCTGGTACATGGAGGCCAGCAACGCGTTGCCCTCCCTGGAGGCCGTCAGCGAGGCTTGGGCGGCATCCCGTGCGGCTCCGGCTTGCGTGTCGGCGGCGTTGCCCGAGGCGTACATGCCCAGCAGGCCACCGATCGACGGGCCGAGGATGCTGCCCAGCAGGGACGGGCCGCTGCCGTTGCCGCCGCCGCCCAAAAGGTTGCCCAGCAGCGAGGTGCCGACGCCCGTGCCGATGCCCTTGAGCACATCGCCCGCACCGTAGTTCCAGCCGTTGTAGGAGCCGGTCAGGGGCTGAATGCCGCCAGCATCCGCCGCCGAGGTCATGCCCCAAGGAATCGAATCTGCGTATTCATCGCCCATGCTGCCTCCAGTACCGCCCGTGAGTTGCGCGGCGCCACCGCCGCCGCTGAATAGATTCCCCATGCCGCCGGTCAGCGCGTTCACGCCGCCGGACAACAGCGAGCTCCCAACCGCGCCGCCTACGTTCCCGCCGAACAGCGCAGAGTTGGCCCCGCCGAGGATTGCTTTGCTCGCCAGCGAACCCGTCATCCCGCCGCCAAGGGAACTAGCCAGCCACGGGCCAATCGTGCCGCCAGCAACAATCGAGGCGGCAAGCGGCAGGAACCCGTAGTCCGTCTGCCCGTTCAGCGCCTGATTTTTCTGCTGGGTCATGGCGATGGACTTCTGCTCTGCTGCCTCCCGCGCCGGGTCGGAGCCGAAGCCCATCACCCGGTTCATCGCGGAATCGCCCCAGTTCATCGGGTCGGCCTGTTGCGCCCCCGTGCGCTGCATGTAGTCCTGCAGGCGGTTACCGATGTCTGCATCCGACAGGCCAAGCCCACGCAGCCGGTCGTGCTGCACCGAGTTCATGCCGAGTTCCTGCCAAAGCGGACGCGGGCCGTCAGGCTCCAGCATCTGCGCATCGCCTAGCTGGATGTCCTGGCCGTCATCGGTGCGGAACCAGTCGCCCACGTTCAAGCGCGAGCCTGAGACCGTGGTTCCATCAGGAAGCCGGTAAATCGCCATCAGCCGAACACCTCCACGGTTGCATTGGTCACGGTCAGGGTGTCGGCAGGGTCTGCCGTGCCCCACTGCGCGGAGGCGTCCAGCGTGAGCTGCGCCGTGGTGTCCACCGTCGCCGTCGCGGTCATGGCGATGCCCTCGGTGGTGCCGAGGTTGGTGGAGTTGTCGTACCAGAACGAGCCCTGCCCGATCACGGTGCCGGACGCGCCGATGCTGCGGCACGTCAGTTCGAACTGGATGCGGAACGCCCGGTTGACCACGGTGCCGACCAGCGCCACCGCCCCGGTGCTGGCAATCGTCGCCCCGCCCACCTTGATGCGGATGTTCAGCGTCGGCGTGCCCGTGTCGGTAATCACGCCCATCAGCGTCCAGCGCACGCGCTTGCTAGTGGTGAGCGCGTTGATCGGCAGCGTGAGCGAGCCCTGCCCCGCGCCGAACAGGCTGGTTTCCGTCACCGTGTTGCCCACGGTCACCGAGGCCGTCTGCGTGAACGTGGACGTGTTCAGGTAACTGGCGCTGACCATCTGCAGATACGTAAACCACTGCAGGAAGTCATTGCTCACCCAGCCATCGTCGCCGACGATCTGCGTTCCGGAGGGGAACGGAATCGGCCTCACGACGCCATCTCCTGCGCCTCAAGGTCAGCCGTCAGGATCACGCGCTTGACCGGATCGGTCACCGCCAGCTTGTAGACGCGATCCCGGGACGCTCCCAGCCGCGACCAGAACGTGCGCCACTTGTATCGCCCGATCGCCCCAAGGCTGCGCCAATGCTCGTTGCCGAACGTGTGCCCGCCATCGTCCGACCAGGACAGCATCACCTGTGGGTTGCTTCCCTGCCCCGTGGACAGCCCGACGCCCGCCTCCATCTCCAGCGTCAGCCGGTGGTGCTGGAACCGCTTGCCGCGGCTCGAGTTGACCTTGACACGCACCTCGGAGCGCAGCGTCTCGCCGTTCTCGCTGTAGACGCCCAGTTCCATGCTGTAGAGCTTGCCGCTGGCGTAGTCGCCGAGGATGTGCTTGCCGGCGAAATACGAGTAGTTGTCCCCGCGATGCCGGCCCACGCCCAGCGCGTTGCTGGACCGTTCATGCCACTCCTGCGTGGCCGCGTCGTACACCCACGTGGCGTTACCGGTGGGAAACGTCAGCACGTAGAAGTAATGGCCCTCCTGCACGTAGGAGTACGCGATGGCGTCCGAGGTGGTCGAGTACGTGGACCACTCATATTCCACGGCGTGGGTGCTGATGCGCTGGACGTTGTAGCCGTTGTTGATCACGACCTGCGGGCCACCGCCCAGCGGCGGGTTCGCCAGCCACGCGATGCGGTTGTCCAGCTTGGCAACGGAACGCGCCGCCGCCAGCCCCCACTCGATGTTCGCCCCGGCCACCGGCTGAAACGGGAAGTCCGGCGCACCGATGTTGAACCAGATCTCGACCGTGTTTTCGCCCAGCAGCCACACCTGGCCGTTGTCGCTGAAGATGTTCACCAGGTTGTCCGGCAGCGCCTCGGCGGTGGCGAAATCCAGCGGGTCCCACGACGTGCCGTCGTACTGCGCCGAGATGTACCACCTGGCGCTGTTGTTCTTCGGCGCGGCGAAATAGCCGTTTGCGAACACCACGTACTTGGCCCCGAACGTGTTGAACGGGGCCCCTAGCGCCGCCGACAGCGTCGTGGTGGCGATGGTGTAGACGTACCCATTGGTGCCGTCCACCACCATGACCTGCGTGCCATTGGTCGCCATGGACACGTACCCGCTGGTGGTGCCGATGGTTCCACGTGCCGTCGCCACTCCCGCGCTGTTGACCTCGTAGAACGTGCCCGCCGTCACCACGTACAGCAGGTCGCCCACGCGCAACTGGCCGCGCACCGGGTTGACGCCGAGGTTGGCGAACAGGGTCAGGCCGGGAGTGCATAGCATCTGGACGGACGCGGGCATGCCGGGGCGCTGCACCACCTCGGGGTACAAGTTGACCCGGCGCAGCGGAACCGAGTTCACGCTGCGTCCAGGGCCTGCGCCGCCGAGGAAGGGAATGATCACGACGGCTGGTTGGTGTAGATGTTGAACCGGCCCCGCGTGGCGACAATCGGGTACGGCATCGCCATCAGGTCGCCGGGGTTGTTGATGCGCTTGATGTTGCGCAGCGACTTGGCCGCGATCTTGGCGACGGTCGGCGGGGGCTCCTTGCCGAACTCCTGCGCGATCTCCACCGCCAGGTTGTACTTGAAGCACCGCAGATACCCAGGCGGGAAGGCCAGCGTGGTGGCAAGGCTGGTCGCCTGCGCCAGCGGGCTCGGGCTGACCACGTTGAACTCCAGCGCCTTGGTGGGCACCGGATACCAGTAGAACGTGATGTCCGGATTCGCCATCTCCACAAACATCACCTGCGGGTAGGTCGAGGTGACGGTCTTGAGCGCGATGCCGTTGTACTGGTCCTTGTTCACGATCATCAGCGGGTAGGACACGCCGGTGTCGGTGTCGCGGAAGTACGTGGACGGGTCGATCATGATCGGGCGCGTGGCGACAAAGTCCCCGCTCGGGCCCATGGTCCGCGTGCGCGTGCTCGCCGGCCACGTGAACGTGTCGGTGCGCAGGTAGTAGATCGCCAGCCGTTCGGTAGACCACGAGTCCAGCATCTGGTTGAACGCCGCCAGGCAGTCGGCGGACGTTTCGGGGGACGGCGTTTCGCCCTCGGCCAGTTCCCCGATCAGGCGCAGCGCGGCGTTGATCTGGTCATCAACCGTTGCCATTGCTGACCTTCTTGAGCGTCAGCTTCGGACGCTCGGCAGCCGGTTGCGGAGCATCGGGCACGGTGACCGGCGGCAGCGCGGGGGCGGCGGGCGTCAGCAGGGCGCCGACGTTCTCCCGCACCCAGCCGTTCGCCTCGTCGGCAATCGCTTCGTTCTCGGCAATCGCCACTTTGGTGCCGTGGACCGGGTGGCGCATGTAGATGACCATGTGAGGCTCCTTCAGGCTGCGACTTGGTAGGGGACGTGCGCGTCCGGGTCGAGCTGGTCGCGCAGTTCCTTGGAATAGGCGACCACTTCCCACGTATCGGGGTGCTCGAGCATGGCCCGCAGCAGGCCGCCGGAACGCTCCGACAGCCCCTCCGAGTAATCCCGGATGACGTTGGCGAGGTACTGCGTGGTCAGGTACAGGTCGGGCGTGGTGACGTAGTCACGGCCGCCGGCATGGATCACCAGTTGCCGCGGGCGGTCCTCGGCGCGGTAGGCGTGGGTCTTGTTCTGCGTGAACGAGCCCTCGCAGCCGAAGAACACCACCTTCTTGTAGCCGAGCCATGCGGCCGGCAGGAACGTCCGCGTGACGCTGGACGGTCCGCCAATGTTCAGTTCACCGACGTACTCGTCGGCTTGGTGCGTGTGGAACATGCGGATTGCCGCGCCCTGCTCCTTCAGCACCCGGAACAGCGACGGGTCGCAGGACGAGCCGAGGATGGCGCTGCGTACCCCATGGGTGAAGTCGGGGCCAGCCAGCACGGGATCCGGGTCCACGGTGAACAGCGACACCGGGGCGGTGGTCAGGGGCGTCAAGAACGGCGCCGACTGGTTCACCGCCCAGATGTCACCGGGCCAGTCGCGGAGGTCCGCGAGGTGTTCATGCACCGAGGGACCGCCACCCACCACCGCCAGCGGGCGGTCGTGGGGTTCGGTTTGTTCGAGGCTCTCGTACCCGCCTGCCATGTTGGTATTGGCGTTGGCGATGTACTGCGCCTCGGGGACCAGCCCCTTGGTGTGGAACTCCACGCGGACGCCCATGTCAGGCCGTGCCCTTCCAGAGGCCCAGCGTCTTCAGGCAGGACTGGATGGCCTGCACCGCCGCGATGATGCTGATCACGTCGGCGGAGGTCGCGAAACCGTAGCCGGAGGAGATCGTCACCCACGTGGTGGTGATGGTGGTCTGCGTTGCGCCGGACGGACGCGAGGCAGCGGTGGCACCGAAGAACGTCAGGGTGCCGGTGGCGGAGGGCTGGATGGCGACGGGCTGGCCGGACCGGCCCACGTTCAGGGTTTCGTTGGTGTTGCCGTCGCCCAGTTGCTCGCCGTCTCCGATGGTGGGGAGTGCCATGGTGTGTTGCTCCTATGTCAGATGTTCGCGTCGGTGACCGTCCGGTCCTTGCGCAGCAAGTGGACCAGGTAGGTTTCCGAAGCAGTGGGGGTGATGGAGGTCGCCGTGAGGTTCCCGAACGCGATGCCCAGCGTGTTGGCAGCCGTCACCCTGACGTTCGTGATCGCCAAGCCCGCCTGGTTGGTGGGCTTGTTGATGTAAACGTAGTCGCCGGCCTGAAGGCCGTTGACGGTGAAGGTCTGCTCCGCGCTGGTGTTCGGGGCCACGGCGGCAGGGCTGAGCGTGACGCTCAGCACTCCCTCTTTGACGCAGTTGCCGAGGTAGACGCCGCTCATGGCGTTAACCCCACAGCCTGCAGGCCATCGGAGCCCGGATCACCGAGTACCCGTACAGCACATCGATACGACACGGCATGCGGTCGTTGTTGATGTCGTACTGGCGCACGATGCGCAGGCTGATCCCGTTGTGGACCTGACGGCTGGCCATGTCCACGCCCCGCGGCATCAGCAGGTCCGCCGTGGCGAACGTGATGGCATCGCGGTGGTAGATCAGGTTCTGCGGGTAGGAAGTCGCAGCCGATCCCAGCATTGTCACCGTCTTGCCGGACTGCGGGAACGAATCCACCGTCGCCAAGGCCGAGGCCGAGGTGTAGATGGGCGGCGACACCGTGAGCGTGGCGGTCGAGGACCCCGTCACCGCCGCGGTCACCACGAACTGCTGCAGGCTGCCGGTGGACAGGCGCGTTTGCGGGTTCACCGCGTAGCAGTCGGCGATCGTGAACACGTCACCCACCGCCCAGGTCTTGGACGAGCCGGTGAACGAGATGCCCACCGAGGTAGTGCCCTGCGTGGACAGCGTGGAGGTCACCGTGATGGTGGTGCCCCAGTCGCCCGTGGTGTGGTTCACGATCGACTGCGACATGTTGACCTCGTCGTAGCCCAGCACGCCCTCGCCCATCATGCCGCTCTTGAACTGGCGGGAGATGGTGCCGGTGGGGTTGAAGAAGCCCTTCATCCCCTCGACCAGTTGCGCGTTCGCCGCCGGGTTGACGGTGGCGTAGCGCGGGTTCTGGCCGGCGGCCATCTCGTTCAGCTTCTGCTGGCCCTGCAGCAGCACCAGCGACGTGGACGGCGTGGTGCCGGGGGTGCCTACCGACGCGTAGATGCTCTTGTACGCGTTGGCGACATCGGCATCCACCGAGGCCGCGAGCTGCGACACGCGGGGCTTGAGCACGCGCTCGGCGAAATCGTCCAGGCTCATCGTCATCTCGGCGGTGGTGAAGTTCACGCCGATGTGCTTCTGGCTGGCGACCGTCAGGCTGGTGTACTGCTCGTTGTCATCCTGCACCTGAAGGGCGGCACCGTCGGTCACCAGTGCGCGGTCCGGCAGGCGGATGCGCAGCGTGGAGCCGATCTTCGCGCCCTCGACGGCGTACGAATCGTCATACTGGCGGTTGACGTTGCGGGTGATCACCAGGTTGTTCTCGAGGATCTCGAGCGCCTTGGCGGTGATCATGTCGATGGTAAGCAGTGAGTTGCTCACGGTTCATTTCTCCTTCGGCCTGCCTCACGGCAGTCCATTGATTGGCTATTGACGAGCCCCGGCCATGCGCATCTGGCGCTCACGCTCCGCCTTGATCCATGCGGAAGTGCCGAGGCGCTCCAGCGATTTCGGATCGGTGGTGTCGATTGCGTTCGATGCGCTGCCACGCTTGATCGGTTCGATCGGCGGCGGCGCGGAGGATTTGGGTTTGGTCGGCGTGGCGACTTTCGTCTCCAGCTTCCCGATCTCTTTCACGGCGGCAATCGGCGGCAACTTCGCGATGCGATCGGCCTCCTCCGGGTTGTTGCCCAGGTAGTACGCCACCTGCGGGCCCAACTCGGAGTGCAGAATGGCCTGTGCCATCACGTCGGAGATGCGCAGGTTCGGGTTGTTCACCTTCTCCTGGTAGTCCTCGACGCTTGCCACGAACTTGGCCTCGCGCTCCTTGTGCGCCTGCGCGACGGACATCTGCTCCGTCTGCTGGCGGTGGAACGCCTCCTGCTGGTAACGCTGCCGCTCCCGTTCCACGAACCGCTGGTCGGCCTTCCAGTCTGCGAGGGCCTCTATGTACGATTCGTAGTCCTGAAACGACTCACGCTGCGGCCTGGCATCGGGTTGCGGCTGCGCCTGCTCTTGCGCCGGCCTTTGGGTCTGCTGCGATCGCAGGGCGATCTGTCGCAGTTCCTCGGCTTCGCGCTCAAACTTGCGCTGCTCACGCGCCAATCGCTTCTGGAGCGCCTTTTCCAGTTCGGCCTTGTGTTCGGCCTCCGTGTAAATGCGTTCCTCCGGCTGTGATGCATCCTGACCCTCCGGGGAGGCCGTCTCCACGGGGTTCGCCGCGTCTTGCAACGCGTTCACGGCAGGTTCCGGTGCCGCACCGGGTGCTACGGGCTCATCAGCCATTTGTACTGCTCCGTCTAGTGGGAGTGCCGACGCTTCTCAGCGTTGGCAGCCAGGGAAACCGTCCCTGTGCGGTGTCTTGCGTGGTTCTATTCCTTGTTTCCGGGCTTGATGTACGCGTTGCCGGCGGTCGATGCCTGCACCACCGACACGCGCCACGGGCGCCCTTCCGGCGGAACCTTGAAGAATTGCAGCGAGTTCGCCGGGACGTACTGCCCAATGATCGAGGTCGCCACCACCGACACGCCGACCACGACAAACGCCGCGGTCTCGCATGCCACCGCGACCATGTCGGGGCCAACCGGGTACGGCGCGGACTCAGCCGAGGTGCCGGTGTAGGCGAGTTTCTGCGCGGTAAATTGCGCATCACGCGCAGGGTTCAGGATGGGGGGCTGTGCCATGTCAGGCTCCTAGTTGGGGAGGCATCGGTTGCGGGGGCTGCGGCATCTGCTGCATCTGCGGCGCGCCCATGGGCATCGGGGGCGGCATCATTCCGCCGCCGGATATGTCGGGCGAGGACAGCAGCGAGCGCACCTGCTGGTCCACCAGCGCCTGCACGGCCTCCGGCGACATCAACGGCGCTTCCACCTTGATGCGCTCGGTCTCGGCCTTGTAGGCGTCGATCTCGATCTTCATGCGCTCATACATGGACTTCGTGTCGTTCACCTTCGACATGATTTCCTGCATGGCCTGCTCGGCGGCCTGGTTCTGCGCCTGCAGCGCCTCGATCACATGCGTGGCCTGCGCCAGTTGCGTCTCGGTGTCCGGGCCTTCGTGGTCGTTCTGCAGCAGCTTCGGCGGGATGGTCTTTTTCAGGCGATCGGCCATTTCCTCAGAACCCGGCCAGTCCATGTTCTTCACCAGCAGGTCGCCGATCACGCCCCACAGTTGCGGGTTGGCTTGCGTGAGGCTGGCCATCGCCTCGACCGCCTCTTGGCGCTTGGTGGCGTACCCGGGGCCGACCGACACCGCCACGTCGTAGATGCCGACGGACGGGTTGTAGATTTTCTTGATCAGTTTGCCTTGCTCGTCCCGAATCTCGCGCACCGCTTCGGGCTGCTTCGGGTCGATGATGGCGGTGGACGCCTCGCCGTCCAGCCCGATAATCCGGGCCACGCGCTGGGTGTCGTAATACTTCGGGATCAGGTCAACGAGCTGGCGCGTGCTGTACCGGATGGCGCGGGCCAGGTTGTCCTGGTAGTGGAACGTGCCGGTGTCGGACTGCTTCTCACGCGCAAGGATGGCCCGTCCGCTGGTCTCGTTGGACTGCGCCCCGAGGCTGGGGTCGTACTGGCCGGTGGTGCCCTTGATGTCATCCGCGGCGCCCATCTTGGCGGCGATCAGGCCACCCTGCTGCAGCGGCGGGGCCATGCGCTGGGGAGCAGGAACAAGCGCCCCCTCCTCGGTCACCGGGTTGTATTGCAGGTAGGGATGGTTCTGGACGTTGGCGGTCTTCCAGTCCTGCTCAAACCCTTCGAACTGGCCGGCAGCGCCCACAAACGGGGCTTTGGGCGCAAGGGCGAGCATTTCCGCTTCTTGGCTCACCCAATAGTTGTACATCCGCTGGGCGTCCTTGGCGTTGCGCACCAGACCGCTGATGTAAATCTGGCCGTCGATTTCAAACTCGTTGCCCACCACCCGTATCACGGGGATGTACTTGCCGGGCCAGTCGCCGCGCTGCAGGATTTCCGCGCCGGTCATCTTGCACCACTTCACCGACGGGATCGTGGTCTCGCGGGTGTCTTGGATCACGTCGGCCATCGCAATCCGCGCACGGCACTCGGGCGAGTCCTTGAACGTCACCGCCCCGGACACGTGCAGGCACAGCGTTTTCTTGACCGTCTCGTAGTAGAAGTATTCCGCCACGCGCACGGTGTCGGAGGAGTACCAGTTCTGCCAGTTGTCGCCCGCGCCGCGCTCCACGCTGTCCACTGGGATGGCGTCCGGCCAGCGTTCCTTGAACTCGTCCTTGGGCACGTCCTCGCAGATCAGCACCCATTGCGCGTCCGCTCCGCACGGATCCTGCATCGCCGGGTCCATGTAGACGGCAAACGAGTTGCGGATGCGCCCGATCTTGAGGTCCTGCTCAAACGACATCGGGTTGGTGTACTCGGCCAGAATCCGCCAGTAGCCCTCGCCGAACGTGACCTGGTTGTCGCAGGCGGTGTCGTAGGCGATGTCGGCGTCGGAGATGTACTCGATGTGCCGGACGATGCCGTCCAGAATCTCGGCCACCTCGGGGTCGGCGTTGTCATCCACCGGGATGACCTTGCCGCTGGGCCGGTTCTTGCGCTGCTCGTTCGTGACCTGCAGCACGTGCTGCGGCAGCTTGTTGATGGTCAGGCACGGGCGGGCGTTGATGGACTGGCCCGAGACGCTGCCACGGGTGGCGATCACATCCGCCGGCCACTGCCACTGGTTGTCCGGCGAGCCGGCGCGGAACCGCAGGTCGTCCAGCTCGTCGTTGCGGCTTTGCGACAACGCCGAAATGGCGACCTGCATCCGCTTGCGGGCGGTTGCCAGCAGGTCGGCGTCATCCTTGGGCGCCGGTTGCGGCTTGACGGTGTCGTAGGTCTCAGCCATGCCAGGCATCCAGTGCGCGGCGCACCGCGGCGGTCATGGGGTTCAGGCGCAGCGCGTCAAAGAATCCGACGGCCTGCAAGTGGGCGATGGCCTTGGCCAGCGTGGTGGGGGCTTTACGCAATGTCGCCGTCCCTCAGTTCTGCGATGGCAGCGGCCATCTGCGCATCGCGCACGTCGGCCCGGAACGCGTACAGGGCCCCGTCCAGTTCCACCGGCTTGACCATGCCGGCCGGAATGGACACCACCTCGCCGTCACCCATCAGCCAGGTCATCAGGTTGGAGGCGGGCGAGCCCACCAGCGGAACCATGCCGGCGGGGGTCATGCGCCCATCCATCCGGTTACGCCGCCGAGGTGACGCACCGGCACCCGATCCACCTTGGCGCGTACCTCCTTGACCATGCCGGGGAACAGTTCGGACATTGCCCACACGAACGCGTCGGCCCGGTTCGGGCTGCGCTGGCCGGTGTAGCCGGTGGTGGAAAACGCCTCCAACTCCTCCTCCAGTTGGGAGAAATGGCCGACCATGCGCACCTTGCCGGTTTCGCACAGGCTGGCGATCGGCTCGGCACGCACCACCTTGCCGCGGCTGGCCGTGACCAGCTTAACCGGGGTGCGCGGGCGGGCGGTCTGCAGCACCATGCGCACCATCTCGCCGCCGAAGTTCTTCTCGGCCACGATCAGGTCAGCGTTGTGGCGCTCGTAGGCGTTCGCCGCCACCCGGCCCCAGGTCGTGGGGCCACCCTTGCAGGTCAGGTCCTCCAGCATGTAGGCGTTGCCGTCGCTGCCCAGCGCCGCCACCACAATGCCGATCTCGTCATTGCCGGCGTTGTCCTCGTCGCCGGAGCCGGACGGGTCCACGGCCACCACCACGCGCTGGAAGTCCGGCAGGTCGATGTTCAGCGAGCGCCAGCGGTCCAGCGTCTCCATGGACCACAGGGCGTTTTCCGTCGCGCTGGCGAACTCGCCGTCAAGGAAGCGCCGGCGCATCGCAGCCGACATGCCCTCCAGCGATCGCAGGTACTCGCTGGGCAGGTTTGCCTCGTTGTCGCGGGGGTTCATCTGCATGGACGCAAACTGGTCAGCAGGCAGGCCCTGGCGCGTGTCCGGGTCGCGGTGCTGCTTGAATAGCTGGTACGTCCAGTGCGCCTGCGAAGGCGGGTTGCAGTCGTACAGGGCCTTCAGGCGCAGCGGCACGTCCTTGCCGTCGCGCTTGTACGTCACCGCCTGCGCCAGGCGCGTCATGGCGAGGTTCCGCGAGGCGAACGGGATTTGGCTGCACTCGTTGAAAAACAGGGTGCTGTATTCCTGACCAAGGATTTTCTCGGTGCGCTCTTTGTCATCCAGCCCGCCGAACCAGATCTCGCTGCCGTTGGGCAGGCGGGCGTACCAGTCGGTTTTGTCGATGCCGTAGGTCACGCCCGGAAAGCAGCTATCCATGACCTTCGGGAACGTGTCCAGCACCACCGACGCCTTGACGTGGTTGAACCGGAAGCGCATCACGGCATGGCGGGACTTGGCGGCTGCCAGCGCCCGCAGGACCACAGTGCGCACGTTGACGAACGTCTTGCCCGAGCGCGAGCCCCCGAAAAGCATGCAATGCATGGCCGGCCCGCCGATCAGTGCGGTGGCCTGCTGCTGGCGCGGGGTCAGCTCAAAGGACACTGGCGTCCGTCGAGGAAAAGACGATCTTCAGCGGGTCACCGTTCGGGTCGGTGTGCGCTATCGACTGCAGGTTGGGCAGGATTTTGTCCAGCAGCGCCATGCTCACCTTGGCGCGTAGCGCCATCTTCGGGGCGTCCCACTGCGTGGTGTAGCCCTTGGCCTGGTTGCCGTCGATCACCGTCGAGGCGAGTACCTGGCCTTCCAGGGACAGCTTCTGCAGGAAATCGACATGCTTGACCGCGCTGATGCGGTCTCGGACCGCCTGCTGGGTTTTGCTTTTGTTGTAGCGCGTAGCCGCCAAACCCGTCTCCGCAAAAGAAAAGCCCGCCAGCGAGGCGGGCCAAAACCCTACGAGGAGGAAGTCAGCGAGGCGGCCCGCACAAGGCCAACACTCAGGCGCGATGATGAACGGGCGGGGCTTAGTCTCCTATCGGAAAACCGATAGTTAGGTGACGGTCAGCGGTTGTGCTGCGGATATTGCGGGCCGATTAGCGCGTCAATCAGCCCCGCAGTCCAGTCGCACGTGCCTGGTTGAAACGCATTGGAGTACAGGCATTGTTCGTACTGCCACGGCGACACGGCTTGGTACATCGCCATTTCTTGCACAAGACGATTGATTTTCGCTTGTTCCGCAATCTGTTCCGGCGGTGGCCTCGGGGCAAATGCTTGCCGCGCATCCTCTGCCATGCGCCGAATCTCGGTCAGCGCCTCGTCAGCCCGTTTGTTGATCAGCACGTCCACCCGCCGCCAATCAGCGCGTTCCTCGGGGGCGTACAGCCACAGGATGTCGTCCTCGGTCATCGCATGTCCTCCATGATTGACACCGCCACGCAGCAGTGTTGCGCGTGCAGGGCCTTCAGCGCCTGGCCGGTCGAGTGCCGCGGCTCGCTGCCCTGCTTCCAGCCTATCACCGTCGCCACCGAGCAGCCAAGGATTGCCGCGACTTGGGCGTGGCTGACCTGCGCCCGTTGCAGGTCGGTCAGCAGCCGGAACCAGTCCTCGCGGGGGTAGTCGGTCAAGCCTAGTCCCCCTTGGTAAACGCGACCATATCGCGCCAGTCCGGCAGGTTGCCCTCCAGTTCGGCCATCACCCGCTGGATGCGCGACTCGATGGCGGCCTTGTCGGCGTGCAGCACGGCCAGCTCGGCGTATAGCGCGGCGCGACGGGAGGCGACGGTATGCGCCTGCGTGGCCGGCAACTCCCCCATCTGCGGTTCGGACAGGTCAGCCATGGGTCACCCTCGCGTAGTGGTAGTGGCGGCGCTCGCCCCGGCGCCCGATGCGCCCGGACTTGAACAGGTACAGGACGCTGCGCCGGACAGCGGCCTCGGTCACCCCGCGGCGCAGGCTTTGCGCCAGGATGGTGGGGAAGTCCAGCCACGGCCGCTCGTCCAGCAGCGCGAGGATGGTGTTGGCGGCGTTGCCAAGGCTGCGCGGCTTCTTGGCGTACCGGGTGAGGTCCAGGCACACCATGTCGCCCTCCTCCACCCAGCGCGGGTCGGTGGGGGCCTCCTCGGGCTGCCAGGCGGAGACATCGGGCAGCGCCAGGCAGATCGGCGCGGCGGGCGTCCAGCAGATGGGCGATTGGGCGTGGTTCATGCCGCCCCCGTCTGCTTGCGTATCACGCGCTGGTTGAGCGCCAGCACGTCGGCCTCGCACGTCACCACCGCGTACCAGCCCTGCCAGCGCCCTGCGAACTTGACCTCGTCGGGAGTCAGCTTGCGGGCGCTCGGCGGCTTGGCTCCGTCCTTGACCTCGACGGCGATGGTCTCCTGGTGCTTGGCGGCGAGCAGGTCGGGGAAGCCATCCCCCAGCGCCGAGGTATCGGCCACGCTCCAGCCGAGGCGCTCGAACGCCGTCTGGATGGCGTTGTGGTTGGCGTCCTTGCGGGCGGCGCGGCGCTTCATTCGTTTATGGCCTTCAGCATTCCCACAATATCTTCGCGAGAAAATCCTTCGTCGTTAAGGGATGAAATGGTCGCTCCGTACTCCTGCGCAAAGTGCGCATCAGCGCGATCAAATGGCCTCCATGCAAGTTCCCTCGCCTGCGGGTCATTCAAACATTTGTTGCCACCGCTTGCCCACATAGCGCAACCCATCACGCACGCATAATTCCCACAACGGTCAAAAAATCTGTGGCGCATTTGAACGGGAAACCGCTCCATTCCTTTCAGGATTGCGTCGGACAGTTTCACGTCACCTCCCCCGCCAACGCGTAGTACGCCCTGGCGCCCGGTTCCTTGGTACGCACGATCAGCCCCTTCTGCACCAGCCGGCACAGCAGCACGTCCACGGCCACGCTGTCCATGCCGGTCATGCGGCGCACGATTTCGCCTCGGGTGAGTGCGCCCTCCTTCAGCACGGCCAGCAGCCTGTTGCGCACCGGAGCGGGCCGGGTCTTGTAGCGCGGCTGCTTGGGCTGGCGGCGATACATGGAGCGCGGCGGCTTGGCAGGCTGATCGGGCGCGGCAAAGGGCGAGCGTGCGGCCGGGTGCAGGTTCAGGGCTTGGGCGAGGTTCATGCCTGCAATCTCCTTCCAGTCGCGTTTCGGTTGCCGTGGCGTGTCGCGTACTTCGGCGTGAGGATGGCGCGCTCGGCATCCCATCCAGCATCCAGGCGCTTGCCGAGAGCCGCGTGCGTCACTGCGCAACGGACATCCTCGCTCCACGCAACAATTGTCTTTTCCTCCCCAAACGCTCTGAGGAACGTGTTGGATCGCCGGTTCCTGGCCTGCTCGCGGGCGGTGGCCCATCGCACATTCCCCGGCTCATACGGGCGGCTGTTATCGATTCGCTCGACGCTGTGCGCCCTCGACGGCGCGTGACCGATGTAAGCCAGGAACGCCTCAAACGAGGCCAGCCAATCCGGACACATGACAATCCCGCGCTCGCCGTAGTACTTGAAACTCTTGTGGCGCGGGTTGTAGCACCGCTGCTTGATGCCGTCCCATGCCTTGTATTCTTTTGTCCCCTTCATGCCGTGGGTTCGGTTTCGCTGGCTGGATCTTTCAGCGCCCAGACATCCGCAGGACAGCGATTTACCAATAACCAACTCAGTGGCGCGAACCACCCTGCGCGTGCCGCAATCGCAAACGCAGTTGAAAGCACGCCCTTTGTTTAAGCTTTGGGCTTGCGAAATCACCAGCCATCGGCTGAATCGCATACCGTTTAGGTTGTGCGCTTTCATTGGAACAGCACTCCTTGCGATGGCTTATAGACATCCACGACGCGAACTGTTTTCCCTGTGGTCGCGCATTTCGTATTTCCAACCTCGACCAACAAGCCAAGGTCAATTAATTCTGAAATTCGAGGCCGAACGGCGTTCATCTCCCCAAACCCCAGCCCCGCCATGACCTGGCGATCCGTGGACGGCCCCTTGTTGGCGATGTAGCCCAACACACGCTCGGCACGGTCAGACAGCCGCAGGCGCTCGCTGTGGTAGGCGGCGAGGCTGTTGGCGTGGATGGTCATGCCACCTCCACTCGGCAGGCCATGAACGCGACATGGATCATCTCGGGGTTGCGCCGCGTGTCCCCCGGCTTGGGCACCCACTGGTCCACGCGCTGGCGCTCGGTGATGCGGTAGCGCGTCCCGTCGATCCAGGTGAAATCCCGCCACGTCGGATTGTTTCCAGAAACCGTGCTTGATTGTTTCCCCTTCGTAGATTCTTGCATTGTGGGAATAATTGCGGGCTGGGTTGGGGTCATGCCGCCATCGCCTCGTCATCCTCGCCAGGGAAGCGGCTGAGGCTTGCCAGATCGCCCAGCGCGGCGCGAGCCATGGCGACCTGCATGTCGGTGATGGCGTGCCCGGTGCGCGGGTGCGGCAGGCCGGCTTCGTGCGCCTGGACGATTTCGTGCGCCCACCACTTGCCGGGCTTGCGGAACCCGTCCTGCAGCAAGGCGCGGATTTCGCGCATGGCCCGCTTGCCGACCTCGGTGGGCCCGTGGAAGTCCGGGGTGCGGCTGAACGCCTTGCCCTCAGCGGCGGCGATGCGCTCCCGGTCGGCGGCGGCCAGGTCGGCGCACTCGCGGCAGATGTCGGCCACCGTGGGCAGCTTGTGCCGGGTGACCATCCAGTTCCTCAGAACGCCCCGGACGCGCTGGAACGGATGTTCCCGCAGCGCATCGAAAAAGTGGACTGAGGCCCGGGCGCTGATGGGGCGCTGGCCCATGACCTCGGCGACATCGGCCAGCAGGGTGTTGAACGCGTCGGCGTCAGTTGGTTGCACGGGCGGCCTCCTTGGCTTCGGCTGCGTCGCGCTCGGCAAGGAGCTGCGACAGGGTTTTCTCGTTGCCTTCGCGGTGCGCCCCGTTCATCACGGCCTCCCTGCGCACCCACGTCCGCCAGGCGGCCAGCCAGTCGGCCTTCAGGGCGTCCCGGCCTGCCTTGGCGTGCCAGTGGTCGCGGAACTGCTCGGCAATCGATCGCACCTTTTCCGGCGACCAGCCAGGGCGCTCCTGCATGGCCCATTCACCCCACGGTGCAGGCAGGACAAAATCGGGCGGGAGGCGCGTGCCGGCAGGCACGGCGCGGCGGGGAGTCGGAGGCGTGGCGCTCTGGCTCGCGCCCTCTCTCTCCACGGAGTTCCCCTTTCCGGATTCAGGATTCGGAGAATCAGGAATCAGAGAATCAGGATTCAGACAATCAGGGGGTTGCGACCCACTCTTTATGCCTACCCTTTTCCCGGAGTCCTCCGGGATTGGTGCTGTCTTGATGCGCGGTGAACTCCCGGAATCCGGCGCTGGGATGACGCTGGCTTTCTCGGAATAGTGCGGCGCTTGATGCTCCAGAAACTTGGAAATCTGTATGTATGAAACCCCCTCCACGGCGTACCTTTGGATGAATCCATAGGCCTCCAATTCGCGGAGTAGCGGTTCCACGTCCTGACCATCAAACGGGAGCAGCTCCCCCTTGATGCGCTTCGGACGATCTTCCAAGCGGCCTTCTCTGTCGGCCAGCATCCAGAGTCCCGGGAAAATCAGCCGCGCCCACACGGAGCATTCGGCCAGGTCCTCGTTCTTATAGAACCCGGGCTTTATGTTTCGCGCTCGCGCCATCAGGCAGCCCTCTCCAGTTTCTCAAGTTCGGCGCGAAGTTCCGCCACCCTGGCCTGCTTGGCATCCTTGAACAGTTGGAACCCGCAGGCGTGCGCCATGTACTGCAAGGGCGCGTAGTTGCCGGCCAGTTCCATCAGCGCCTGCAACTTGTTCGGTGGGAAGTGGGCCTGTCCCTGCAGCATCCGCGACCAATGGCCCTTGTCGATGCCCAGCCGGCCGCAGATCGCGTCGTGCGGAAGGCGCGACAGGTAGATGCAGAGGTGGATCGCGTCCAGCATGCTGTCGCAGCGGTCCACAATGTCGCCGTCAGCCAGTCCGGGCGCCGCGGCCTCGGACAGCATGGGCAGGCGCAGTTGCGCATGCTTGACGCCGGTTGACTGGCGTTGACGGTCCACGGCAGTACAGGATTGGCTCATGGTTACCCCTCGTTTCGTTCCATGTGGAACATCAGGCGGCCTGCTCGCTGTTGCTGGAGGCGTTCGGCGTTTGGCTGCCCCACAGGTCGGGGCGCAACTCGGCGCGGCCTATTTCGCCGTCGGTCGCCCGCTCGATCTGGATGGCGCTCGTAGGCGATACGGGGCGCTTTCCCTGCAGCCACTGCCACACCATTCCCTGGGTGACACCGACTCGTTTTCCGAACTCGGCCTGGCTGAGGGAGTGCTTTTCAAGGTAGGTCGGGATGTCCATGGCCCGAATACTAGCGCCACTAGTGTCGGTTTGTCAATAGCGCGCCTAGTTGATAGCTGCGCGGCAGTCATTACCCTTCCGAAATGACGACAAACCGCCGCGGATCCATGCAGGACTGGCAGATGCAGGACGCTGCCCGCCTGAAACGGCTATGGAACGAGAAAAAGCCGGGGACTCAGGCCGCGTTCGGGGAGGACTACGAGATCGGCAATCAGGCGGCGGTGTGGCAATACCTGAATGGGCGCATCCCGCTGAACGTGGACGCGGCGCAGAAATTCGCCCGCGGGCTAAAGGTGGACATCGCCGACTTCAGCCCCACGCTCGCCAAGAAACGCGACGAGCTGGCGGCAGGCAGCGCACCGGCCGGCACGTTCACGCTCACCGCCCGCGAGGAACTGGTGATTGAACTGTTGCGAGGCCTGACTGCCGAACAGATCGAGGAAGAATTTTTACCGGCGCTGCGTGCCACGTTCGACGCGAACCGGGCCACGCAGAAGATGTTGGCGAACAAGCTCAAGACCACGGGCAATCGCAGGGTGGAGCAAACGCTAGGAGCGCCGCGCCGTGCCGTCAAATCGCATCTATAGAAAATTGCTCATCGCGTTGGCAATTAGCGCAGGCACAACCGTCAACGCGCAGAACGTCATTCCCACGCGCATGGACGGGCAGCCGTTGATGTACATGGAAGCCGGAAAGATAAAGGGTTGTGGATTGCGCATTGTCGGTGGAGACCACCGCTCTACTTCCGACGTGTTTGATATGTTTGATGTGTCCATCAACCTCTACCGTGAAGCCGGCGCCATGGTTAAGTTGATGGCCTATTCCACAACAGTGGCGGAAATGAAATCGAACTCGGCCGCAGGCAAAGTGCCGGCGACCGCGAAAGTCGTGGGGGGATGGATAAAGGCCGAAGGCGCTGCTGCGACTGACCCGGGAAAAAGTTCCGCAGTGCCAGGCAGTGATCCCAATTCCATTCTGTACAGAACAAGCGTTGACTCTGCGATCGCAATATTCAAAGCAAACCTTGAAAGCACGCCAGTAACGATTGGCTTACGCAAGCAGGGCGCCGCCAATGAACGCGTGTATTACGGCAAAATTGCGATGAGTGCTGAAGAAACGGAACAACATCGCTCATGCATTTCCGAAATGCTGCGCTAGGAATCGTCCTTGCACTGCTCTGCACGCCGGCGATCGCGGCGGACTTTACTGGCCAGGTTGTCAGCGTCCATGACGGCGACACCCTGACCGCGCTGGTAGGCCGCACCGAGTTCAAGATCCGCCTCGCCGAGATCGACGCGCCCGAGCTGCGCCAGCCGTTCGGCCAACGCTCGCGGGATTCGCTGGCACAGATGTGCTTCCACAAGCAGGCGCGGCTGGAGCCGGTGGACCGCGATCGCTACGGGCGCACCGTAGCCCGGGTCGAGTGCGACGGCGTGGACGCCAACCGCGAGCAGGTTCGCCGCGGCATGGCATGGGTGTACCTCCGGTATTCCTCCCCCGCCTCTGCCCTGCATGCCGTCCAGTCCGAGGCGCAATCCGCCCGCGCTGGCCTGTGGTCAGAGCCGGGCGCTGTTCCGCCTTGGGACTGGCGGAAAGAGTCGCGCGACAACGGGCGCTAGGGTTTTTTGGTCCCGGATCGGGAATTGATCAGCGAGACAATCACGCCAGCAAACGGGACGCCAACCAAAGATGCGGACACCCACGGCGATCCGCCAATGATTGCAACGTACACGGCGCCGGCAATCGCAAAAGCGGACAATCCAGTGCCAAAATACTGACCACGCCTCGCCTCGCGGCGGTTCGCGTCAAGTACGGCAGCCTCATGCGCAAGGCGGTGCTTTTGCTCATTCTCAGCCATTGCGACGATGCGTTGCGCACCGTCTGGAATGATTTCGTTAAATCGCGCCAGGTCATCGGGCGATGGCAGTGGGCCTTGCCACTGTTTGACCTGATGCACCTGAGTCGTCACCACGTTTGGACCGGGCGCGGTAGGACGTTGCGCCACGATTGACGGATGATTACTTCGGCGCTTACGGGAAGGCTTTGACACGCTCCCGGGAAATCACACGCTGAAAATCCTGGCCGATCCGCTCCCAATCACCGCGCATTGCCTCGCTGTCCGATCGATTCGGCATGGCGTGCGTGTGCGGAGGATAGATACAAGCGGACGCGCCAAGCCCTGCAAGGACCGCCTGCATAAAGCGCATCCGTGGCTTGACTCGTTTCATTTGGCCCCCGTCATGGCTGGGAATTGAGCGAGCGCAGTGTACACCCCCTCCCGCCGCCCCGCCACCCTGGGACTGGCGGCACACCCAGCGAGGCAGCGCCCCCTAGCCTTTGGCCTTGGCGTGCCTGTGGCCGGCCTTGTCGGCCTCTAGCGCGTCCAAAGCGGTCTCGAGCAGTACCTGCTTGCCAGTGGGCCCCAGCGCCCGGTAGGCCGCCAGCAGCCGCCGCTCGTCATCGCTAGGCCACTCCGGGCGCTCGCCGCTTTCCCGCATCCCCAACAGCCAGCGGGCGGCCACCTCCAACTCCGTCGCCATCGCCCACACCGTTCGGGCCGAGGGCACGTCGTTTCCCCGCTCCCACCGGGCCACGCTGGACCGGGACGCCCCGATCCGCTGGGCCAGCTCGTCCTGCGATAGTTTTGCCTTGCGCCGAGCCTGGCGCAACCGCTGCGCGAATACCTTCATTGCCGTGCTGCTGTTGTTGTTGTTCGGTTCTGCTACACAGGACTTTACAAATTGTCCGGTTTTAGCGCAATCCCGCCCCCGCGCTGCCCATAACCGAACATTTCGCCGCCGACAAAAAGACGCCGCCCACGCAGCTCGGGGCCATGGCGCCCGCCAAATATCCACTAAATGGCTGATTAATAGCGGTTTTATGCCCGCTGAAAAAATAGTTGCAGAAATACTAGTCGCGCTATTGACTTGGCGAACTAGCGGCGCTATTGTTCTCCCTGTCGCCCCACCGCACGGGGCAAACAAGGGGAAACGAGATGAACGCAAAGCAAGCCACCTGCCGTTGCCGCGCCTACAAGTTCCCGCACCGCCTGCTGTCCGGCAAGTGCGCGGACCGCGAGGAGCGCGGCGGCAACCGCACCAAGCGCGACAACCGGGCCGACGATCCGCGCCACGGGCAAGCCGCCGACATCAACCGATTTCGTTAGGAGCGAATATGAAGATCAAAGCATGCGTGTACGCCGTTTATCGCCCGTGGTCGAAGTCCTACGACTACATCGTCGGCATTGTCGGCATGGGTGAAGGCTGGATTCCGGTGTGGGAGCAGGACATCGAGTTCGACGCGCCCCCCGACGAAACGCTGCAGGCAGGCACCGTCGCCGCTTACCGCGCCGAGCAGCAGCGCATCCGCGCCGAAGCCGAGGCCAAGGTCGCCAACCTGGAGCAGACCATCCGCGACATGCAGTGCATCGAGGACAAGCGGGTGGCCGCATGATCCGCGCCCTGCAAGTCCGTTGGCTACGCTGGAAGCTGCAGATGCAAATCGAGCATATCCAGTGGGTGCGCGAGCAGCGTGCGTGGGGCGCCGTGGCCGAGCAGCAGGCCGAGGAAGCCTACCGCCGCACCTACGCCGACCTGACCGTGCTGGAGGCCCCGCAGCGCCTGATCCCGCAGGGCTCCACCAGCATGAAGCGGAGGGTGGCATGACCGCCCGCGACAAACCCGTCGCCCTGCCGCTGATCGCCTTGGCCCTGCTGCTTGTCCTGATCCTGCAGGGGGCGGCATGAGCGGCGCCGACTTCTGGCAAGCGCACGAACTCCAACTGGAGCGCGAGGACGCCATCGCCGACGTGCTGCGCACGATCGCCGCCGCCGGCATGCGCGTCGAAGCGGACTACCTGGCCGCCGAGCTGGGGGTCCCGTACCGAGCAGTTGAACAGCGCACCTATCCCTTGTGGGATGGGCAATGCGCACCCTTCTGAGGAAACCCAAAATGGCACTCACCATTCGCAAGGCAGAACGCAAGAAAGCCAAGCTCCGGCTCGGCATCGCAGCGCCCTCTGGCGCGGGCAAGACCTACGGCGCCCTGCAACTGGCCTTTGGGCTGGGCGGCAAGATCGGCTTGATCGACACCGAACACGGCAGCGGCGACCTGTACGCCCACCTCGGCGAGTACGACGTGATCGGGCTGGAAGCGCCCTACACCACCGCCAAGTACCTCGAGGCGATCCACGCCTTCGAAGCCGCCGGCTATGACGTGATCATCATCGACAGTCTGTCCCACGCGTGGGCGGGCGACGGCGGCCTGCTGGACAAGCAGGGCAAGTTGGCCGACCGCGGTACGAACAGCTTCGCCGCCTGGCGGACCATCACGCCGGAGCACAACGCGCTGGTGGACGCCATGCTGCAGTCGCCCGCGCACATCGTGGCGACCATGCGGGCCAAACAGGACTACGTGCTGGAGGTCAACGACAAGGGCAAGCAGATGCCCAAGAAAGTCGGCCTCGCCCCGGTCCAGCGCGAGGGCATGGAGTACGAGTTCACCGTGATGCTGGACATTGACATGCACCACGTCGCCAGCGCCAGCAAGGACCGCACGTCCATGTTTGACGGGCAGATGTTCAAGATCACGCCCGCCACCGGCAAGCAGTTGCGCGAGTGGCTAGACAGCGGCACCGAGGTCCAGCGGCTGGATGACAAGCAGCTTGGCATCCTGCGCGACCTGCTGGCCTCGCTGGAGGCGTCCGAGGCCGAGTTCTGCAAGGTCGCCAAGGTGGCGCGGCTGGAGGACGTGCCAGCCGACAAGTTCGAATCCATGCGCGGCTATCTCCAAAAGCGGCTGGACGCCGCGCAGCGGGAGGCCGCGTAATGGGCACGAACCTGTCGCTGTACGCCCTCACGGGTGAGTACCTGGCCGCCGCCGACAAACTGGCCGAGTTGGATCTGGACGAGCAGACGGTCGCCGACACGCTGGAGGGCCTTGCTGGGACGCTGGAGGTGAAGGCCACCAATGTCGCCATGGTGGTGCGCAACCTGGACGCCACCGCCGAGGCCATCCGCCAGGCCGAGGCGGACATGGCGGCGCGGCGCAAGGCCATCCAAGCGCGGGCCGAGCGCGTCCGGGCCTACCTGCTGGAGAACATGGAACGCGCCGGCATCACCAAGATCGAGTCCCCGCATTTCGCGCTGACCGTGCGCAAGAACCCGCCCTCGGTCGCCATCGTGAGCGAGGCCGACCTGCCGCCCGAGTTCCTGCGCACCCCGCCGCCACCGGCTCCCACGCCGGACAAAAAGGCCATCGCCGAGGCCATCAAGGCGGGGCGCGACGTTCCCGGCGCACACCTGCAAACCACCAATCGCTTGGAGATACGCTAAATGGCATCCGTCAATAAAGTCATCATCGTGGGCCACCTCGGGCGCGATCCAGAAACCCGCCACCTGCCTAGCGGCGAGGCCGTCACCAATGTGACCGTCGCCACCTCGGAGTCGTGGAAGGACAAGGCGACCGGCGAGAAGCAGGAACGCACCGAGTGGCACCGCGTCGGGTTCTTCGGGCGCCTGGCGGAAGTGGCCGGCGAGTACCTCAAGAAGGGCTCGCTGGTCTACGTCGAGGGCAGCCTGCAGACGCGCAAGTGGACCGACAAGGAAGGCGTGGAGAAGTACACCACCGAGATCCGCGCCGATCGCATGCAGATGCTGGGCGGCAAGACCGAGCGCCAGGGCAGCGGCGAGCAGCGGCCCGCAGCCAAGCCCGCAGCACCGGCCCGCAGCGCGGCGGCTGCACCGGCTGGCGGCGGGTTTGGTGACATGGACAACGATTTGCCCTTCTGACCATGACAACCGCCCGCACCTTCACCATCACCGACGAGCGCCAGCTCGGGTTCGCGCTGGGGTTCATTCCCAAGCAGCCATTGCCGCTGGAGGTGACGGTGCGCCCGTACTCGCCCACGCGCACCAGCGTGCAGAACAGGCGGCTGTGGGCGTTGCATGGCAAGGCGTCGGAGTTCACCGGGTACACGCCCGAGGAATTGCACGAAGAAGCCCTTTGCAGGCACTTCGGGTATCGGGAGGTGGTGCGGGTCAATCCCTGGACGAAGGAGTCCGAGACCAAACGCGAGCCGTTGAAGCGCAGCAGCCAGCGCAATCGCAAGGAGTTCGCCGCCTTCATGGAGGCGACGGAACTTTTTTACGCCACCGAGTTGGGCGTGTGGCTTGAATGAACACCGGGCGGCGAGCGGCGCAACCCCTTCGCCGTGGGCCCACAAGGCCCTGCCGCCCACCCTATTGGAGCAACTGATGATGATGAGCGTGTTCGCGTTCACCAAGCCCTGCCGGTGCGGCGCGGCGCCCGTTCTATGCAACATCGGCGGGCGCGTGTATTTCGAACCGTCGTGCGACACACCAGCCTGCAAGGAGATTGCGCCGCAACCCGTGCGCCAGGGAGTGGGCGCGGCAGACAAGGCGCGGGAAAACTGGAATAGGAGCGTGGGATGAGTCTCCGATCCGACATAGAGAAGGCGCGGGAACTGGATGCGAAGATCAAAGAATCCGCCCGTGATCCCCGAGTGCAAACCGGACACGCGATGGACTTGTACGCCCACTACCGCACCCTTGTCCCCCGGCTGATTGAACAGATGGAGGCGATGGAAGGGGCGTTGGTTCGCGTAAATGGTCGCGCAACGCTAGTGCTTGAGGAACTCGACGAGATGAATGGCTCTGGCGTTGAGACACCGGAAAAGCTGGACGTGGCGCGAGGGATGCTTAAGGCAGAACTTGAGGAACTGGAATTTGCCCTCGCGGCGCTGGACAAGGAGTAATCATGCTGCTTGAGCAGGCAGAACTTAGCCGAGTCGGGTTGCTGAAACGGATGCTAACGCCGACACGCCTGATTGTTCCCGCAGCCCTTCACGCGCAATTTGTTAGCGAGGTTGTTGGTCGATTTGGCCCTTTGCCTATGGGCTTGGCGAATCTGCATGTGAACGGGATGAAGGTCATTTTCTCCAGCGACGCGACGGAGATTGAAGCCGCGTTTGTGCTGGACAAGGAGTAATCATGGATAGTTACCAAGCAATCTACGACGCGGTACGCAGCCGAATCACGAATGCAGACATTGGCAGCGCGGTGGAGTCTGCTTTTCGTGAGGCCAACCTGTCGCACTACGCAGAACAGGCAATGCACAACATCACATACACCTTTGCGGAGTATCAGCGCCCTTCAGTCCTGTACCGCCCAAGGCTGTCCCTTGATGGAAATATGTGGATTGCCCTGTATGGAGACAACATAGCGGAAGGCTGCTGCGGATGCGGTGAGTCGCCGGAATTGGCGATGGCAGCATTTGACAAGGAATGGTGCGCCAAGTATGCCAAAAAGCTGGACAAGGAGTAGGACATGGATACGCAATGCGCAGAAACGCCGCTAGTTGATCTGCTGCGCGGCATTCCCAAAGATCACCGCATCACAGTCCCTATGATGTGTGATGAGGATGGGCGCGAGATTGGGCACAGCATGATTCCTGTGGGCCACCTTATGCACCGTGCGGCTGATGACCTCGCAGCGGCACAGGCGCGGGTGGAATGGCTGGAAGGAACGCTTCTCGCTTCCAACGCCGCAAGCGCCGAATTGCTCAAACAACTTAAGTCCGCCGAGTCCCGGCTAGCCACAGCCGAGGCCGATGCGCTGAGGCGGGCGGCGGAAATATGTGACAGGGCAGACTTGTTCGCCAACAGCGAAGGAATGCGCGAAGGAGCGCGGGAAATAAAAGCCGCAATCCTCGCACTGATCCTTAAGGAGGCCAAATGACCCCCGCAGACCTGACCGCAGCGCGGGAGTTGGCGCAGTCGCTTAACGCCCCTGTGTATTGGTTTCGTGGAACGGCATCCGGCAAGCTCATTGATGACCATTGCCCAAAGGATGCCGCCGCCCTGCTCAACCGACTAGCCGACGAGGTGGAGGCGCTGAGGAAGGATGCGGAGATGCTGCGTTTCCTGCTTGGAGATGCGGACAGCCTTAGCGGGCGATTCAACACGATTTATATGCGTTGGAGCGGGGAAGGCGGTATCGCGGGGTTTAAGGCAGAAATCCAAAGATGGGTTGATGCAAATGCAGCCATGAAGGAGCAGAGCAATGGATAGCGCCATCTGCACCGCCGTGGCGAACATGCAGGAGGCTAAGGGTGGCTAAATCCTGCGCCCATTGCGGTTCCGTGTTCCCGCACCTGATCTACAAAACCGGCTGCGAGTGGACAACCAAACCCGACGAACTGGCCTATCAATGTCCGTGCGGGAGCGTCAAATTCTGCCTGCTCAAATCCGGCGACGTTGAATGCGCCAAATGCACGGAGAAAGCGCCTTACACGGTCAAGGGGGCTAAGGGTGGCTGACCTGCTGGACATCGCAGCCGCCGCCGCCAGCCTGGACGTGAGCGAGCGCACCATCCGGCGCGAAATCGCAGCCGGTCGCCTTGCCGTGGTCAAAATCCGGGGAAGGATTAAACTGCACTCCGCCGAACTCGCCCGCTACATCGCCGACAACACCACATGCCGATCCGCAAACGTGGCACCCGCTACCAAGTCCGCGTGCAGTCTGCCGGTGGTCGGATTGCGCGAACTTTTGGGTCTAGGCGAGACGCGCAGGAGTTTGAAGCCCGTTACCGTCAGCGGGTCGCAGATCATCGGGTTGGACGAGCGCCGGCAGTCGGCATCGAGGAAGCCCTAACCCGCTGGCTGACCGGCGAGGCCACCGGCCTGCGATCGCACCGCAACCTGCTGGACAAGGCCCGCACCATCTACCCCTACATCGTCGGGCGCCCGCTGTCCGAGGTCGCCGACGTGGCCGAGGAAATCGCCGCGGCTGGCCTGCGCCAAGGGCTCGCCCCCGCCACCGTCAACCGACGCTTGGCCATCCTGCGGCGCGTGGCAAACCTGGCTTACAAACGCTGGGGGCTGCTTGAGCAGCCGCTAGGTCAGAGAATTACCATGGTCCCGGGCGAGCGGGCGCGGACCACGCACCTGACGCCTGCCGAGGTCTACAAGGTCGCCCAAGCCGCGCCGACGCCTGCCGGCAGGGATTGCATCCTGCTTGCCGCCATGTCTGGCCTGCGCCTGTCCGAGCTGCTCCACCCGGATCTGCGCCGGGACGGGAACGCCCTGGTGGTGCCGCCCGGGAAGAATGGCAAGTCGCGGCTGGTCCCGCTGCCGCCCGAAGCCGCCCGCCTGCCGGTGCCGGTGACCCTGACGGAACGGGAGCTGCGCCGGGAATGGGACGCTGCAAGGCCACGGGCGGGCCTACAGGGCGTTCGGTGGCACGACCTACGCCATACCTACGCCACGCTGCTGATCGGCTCTGGCGCTGATCTGGCGGCTGTGCGCGACCTTCTAGGCCACTCCCACATCGGAGTGACGTCGAAATACCTGCATGCCGCCCTTCCCAGCCTGACCCGGGCGGTGGCCGGTTTCCCTAGCCTGGCGCCGGCGGCGCGGGACAAGAGCGGGACAGCGGGACAGCGCAAACTCCGCAAGAAAGCGGCCTAAGTGGCTGATTTCCCTATGGAGTACCCGGGGCGGGGATCGAACCCGCATGCCTTGCGGCGAGGGATTTTAAGTGCCCGGGGCCACGTTTGGCAGGGCGGTCTTCATAGGGCAGCGCCGGTCAGAAGCACCCGGAATCTGTCCCGCCGCGGGACAGGCGCGGGACAGGCCTAGCCGCCCACCAGCCAACACCGGGCGACCACGACCAGGCCGGCCAGCGCCGCCAGCCACAGCAGGATCAAGGCGCTGTCGGGGATGGGGTCGGTGGGCATGGATTTCCGATCGGGCGTATTATTGTCGTTCAACGTGCCGCCTGACACGCATGGGGAGTGCAGATGGACAAATACGATGAAGCGATTGCGTTCTTGAAAGGCGTCAATCCGGGCAGTTACTTTGACGAGTGCGCGGCGTTGATGGAAGAGTTGCTTGCCCAAGTTGAGGCCCAGCTTGAAGCCGAGAGGTGCGAGCAATTTCAGCCATCGCAAGAACACATCGACAACCTGAAGCAAACGGAAGCCGCGGCGAGGTCTTACGCAAAGTTACGCGGCCTGCTGTAGTCATCGCTTTTCTTCGGCCATAGCGTTGACGTTATAGCCAAGCGCGGCAAGTGCCCCGGCTACAGTCATGCCTTTGCGGATCATATCGACCGCCTTGGGCCAGTCGGCCTCGCTGAAGAATCGCCGAGTCTCTTGAATATCGCCACGGGCGCCGCCCATCAAACTGTCGCGCAAAGCCTTGGCGCGAATCGCCGCACGCACCGCTTCGGACTCGCCTAGATTTTGGGACACGGTCGGTGGCAAATCGGCAAACGCTCGCAACATTCCGCTGGTCGCCTCGCCACTATACGGAGCGGTGGGCATCAATCCGTCCGGTCCGCGCTTCATAACGCCAGGCACATAGCCCGTACTGGAAATTGCCATTTCACGCGTTGCGCCTGGTAGTGCGTTATCAATCCGATTACCAGCGGTTCTCATTATTTCGTTGAGTGCATTGGGACTTGCGCTTGGGTTGTACGGAAACACCAACGCGCCCCGATTGGTAGCGGTAACGGCGAACCCGCTAGCCGCATCATCCAAGCCCGCAAGCTTGAGGGCCACAGACTGGGTGGGCGGGCCATACGGCATTGTTTCGCGCAACCGTGCCGCGTCCAAGTTAGCTTTGCTGCTAGCTTCACCCAGGATGTTGTTGATCTGACTGAGTTGCTCTGCGGTTGGCAAAACACCAGCACTTGGATCGTTCAACCTTCCGGGGTTTATGTTTCGAGTATCAAGCACCACAGAGTTCTTTCCCTTGACGCTTGCCATGGTGTTGGGCAGGTTGTAAGCGCCAGCCTCTTGCGCGTCCATTAGGGCGCGGAACTGCTCTGCTGTGCTCATCACCCGGCTCGACATGTCTGAGATGCGTCCGCCGCCGCCACCCGTTGGGAAGTCCATCAATGGGCGTGCAATCGTCATCGGGTTGGTCTCGACGCCGCCCATGCTGTTGATGTAAAAGCCACTCGCCTCACGGGACGGCAGTTGCCTGTACCCCAGCGCACCGTAGATGGCATCACGGTTTCCGGCGCCGACCTGCGGGTAACTGTTCAGAAATGAATCCGGTGCAGGCAGGTCCCAGCGGCCCGTCCGGCTATATAAAAGCTTTTCCTCTGGCGTCATGTTCAACGCTTGCCGAACGTGGTTCAGCGATGCGCCTGGAATCGCCTCATGCGTGGCCGAGGCAGCGTGCTTGTACATGTAATCGCGTGCGGTGTTGTTCGCATCCCGTATGGCGGCCTTGATGCCCTCCAGCTCGTCGCCACTAAAACGCCCGGCCTTGCCCCTGCTGTACAAGTCCTGGGCCTTGCCGTAGACCCAAGGCACCTCCTGAATGTGCGGGCCGGCCCAATCGGTGCGGCCACCAATCGCAGCCTTATTGGCGCGATCGACTTGCAGCGCCGTCTCGGCATCCATGAACGGGTGCATCGTGTCGGACACACCCGCCTTCCATGGATTGCCTTGCGGATCGGTATAGTGCATGCCTTGGGCGCGGCGAAAATCGTTCACGCCAAACAGGCCTTCGTTGGGGATGCGCGGGTCGTTCTTGTTGGCGTACTCCCCGATTTTGAAACCCATGTTTGCCGGTCGATCGTTGGCAACGGCTGTATCAAGGGTTCGCATCGGTGCGCTACGGTAAGCCATCTCCGGCGCACCAGCCACACGACTGTTTAAGTGCTTGAGCGCAAAACCCAGTTCAGACTCGGGGCTGACTCCCGCCGAATACACACCGTGCTGCTCGAGGGTGCGGTTAAGTTGATACGGTTCGCTGCTCTCAGAAATTCCCTGCTTTGCTCTGTCATACCATGTGCCAAGCCGGTCAGGATCTGCCAACCGAACGGCCTCAACCGAATCAGCAAAGTCTTTATCCATGCTTCGGCGCATGGCGCCAAGCCCTTGGCCGCCGGTTACCGTGCGGGGCGCTCCGACGTAGCCGCTATTCGTAGGCTTGAGATGCTCGCCGGCTCGAGCAGCCCTCAACACAGCCTCGTCGCCCTGGCTGATAGCCATCTCGCGGTAAAAGTCTGGCGCTACCTTGCTGCGTGGCCCGTTTGACTTGACCGTCTTGGCAGATTCTTCCGCGACATTGTCTGCACTTTCCCGCGCCATCTTCTCGACTTTTTTGGCACGCGAGGCTTCCTGCACATGCTTCTGTCCGAACTTCTCTATAACAGCCTGCTCTTCTGCCGTGCGGGCCACCTTGGCCTGTGGAATCAAATCGGCCAACTTGGCACGGCGTCCCGCGGCGTTAGCGCCCAGCGCCTTGGCAGGAACGGAGCCGGACGTGGCAACGCCGCCACCCATCATGTTCAATGCAAAGTTTGCCGCTTCTTCTGGACCGTTGAACGCGCTGCGCCAGGCGCCACTTTCGTCAACATCCAATCCACCGCCCAACGAACGAGCCGGGGCAGTAAATGCATTGACGGCGCCCGCCAGAATGGACGGCAATGCCCAGCTTCGCTCGTTCATCACAGAGCCTGGCATTGTGTCCTGATAGGGCAGCAGCATCGCACGCCCTTCCATCGAAAGCGGATCTTGAAGCCTGTCCATCACCCCGGACAGCTTGTTCCGCTTCGGCTCGTTCGCCAGTACCGCATTGACCACGCGCCGCAGCGCGTTCTTGTCGTTGGGCAGGTCAGCCACGCTCATCTCCCGTCATGGCAGCAGCGCCGCTTCCGCAGCCCGCCGCACCACCAGTCCCGGCAGCACTCGCCCGCCGCCACGCACCCACTTGCCGAACTCCTGCCGCGCCCCCGCCCAATCCTCGGCCAGCAGTCGCCGGCGCAACGTCGAGCCGCGGAACGCCGCCAGGCCGATGTTGTAGGCGAAGTCCGCCGCCGCGCACAGGACCGGCCCCGTCAGGTTTGGACACGCCGCCTGCACGCCTCGGGCGAACCGCAGCGCGTCCTGCTCCATGCGCTGGTCGGCGTAGGCTTGCGTCCAGGCGCGTCCGGGGAACACATCCGGGCCGGTGCTGCCCCAGCCGCACGTCCACACTCCAGCCGGGCAGATGTAGGGCGTGAGGCGGCAGCCTTCAAACCTCTTGATCAGCCGGTAGAGGTCGGCAAGGTCGGGCATCATTTCCCGCGCCGCCCCAGCGCCCTGTCGGCAAAGAAAAACCCAATGATCACGCCCACCAGCTCCTTGTCCCAGTCGCTGGACACGAACCCGGCCTTGGCGAGCGCCAGCACCCACAGCAGCAGCGCGATGGTCGCCGCCGCGGGCCGGATGCTGCCATTCCACGCGTCTACCCACCGCACGCCCGTGGGCACCGCAGCCGCCCGGATCCCGGCGATGAAGGCATCCGCGTCGGCCTTCTGCAGCGCCACATCGCCCGCCACCTGAATCTCGCGCACGCCAAGGTCGGATTGCAGCTTGATGCGGGCCATGTCGCGTTCGTGCCGCCCCGCCTCGAGTTCGGCCTGCAGGCGGGCCATCTCCAGTTCGTGGGCGTGGTCCTGGCGCTTCTGCATCCATGAGGCGACCTCGCCCCAGATCATGCGGAACACCGAGCCACCGAGGAACGAGAACAGCGCGGAGAAGATCATGGCGATCCTTTCACGGTTGTGCGTCGGGGCTGCGCCAGGTGTGCCGTCCGGTGACGGCGAACCGGGCGAATCGGTACAGGTGGCGGGACATGAACCCTGCGGCGCCCACGGCCACGGCGACGGTCTCGGGGATGGGCTCGTACTGCACCCCGTCCCACGCCCCGGTCAGCACCGCGGCGCTGGTCAGCATCAGCACGCCGAGGAACACCTTGCCGACGATGCCGTCCTCGTAGTGCGGCCACATGATCAGAAAAACAGATACCACAAGAAGGACTGCGAGCGCGATTAGGTAGATTGTGCAGAGCATGTCAGCCTCGGCGCGAGAACGCGGACGCAATTGCAGCTTTCCAGTCCGTCGTGGTGATCACCACGTAGACGGCGGACGCGAGCGACAGGCCAAACATGCCGATGAGGAAACCCAGCGCACCCACCGCCGAGTCGGACAGGTGCCAGTATTCGACCACCAGGGGCGACACGTACCCGCCCGTGGCAGCGCCGCCGGCGATGGCGATCAGGCTGCCGGCGAACCCTTGCAGCTCTTTTACGAAGCGCAAGGAGATCACCCCGCCAATGAACCCGGCGATGAACGGGGCCTTGGTCAAGCCGAACGCCGACAGGATTTCATCCAGCCAGTGCATGGTTATTTTTCCGAGATGGGCTGCGTGGTGACGAAGCGCAGAATCACGATGCCCACGGCGATCGCACAGCCGATGGCGGCCTGCGCCCACGCTGGCACAGGAAGCGCGAACACGAAGCCCTGCAGCACCGACAGCACCGCGATGGCGATGGCAAACCAGACGGTGCGCGAGCGCAATGCCTGGCTGATTGCGGTCATGCTTGCGCACCCCATGCCGCGTCGGCGATGCGCTGAATGCGGGCGATTTCGTCCGCGCCGACCTCGGGCCATTGCATCTGCTTCAGGTTGGCGTTCACCGCCGCCATCTGCTCGGCAATGCTTGCGCCGTCGCGGGTGAACATCGTGCGGTGATGCGCCTTCCCAACCGGACTAGTCAGCGTGAAACGCACTTGCACGGTGGTGTCGGACGGTATCTCGATCAGCGTGGAGATTTTCATGGCGGTTCCTTATGCAGAGGCGGTGTAATTGAAAACGGTGCGCAGCGAATCGTTGGTGGTCCAAGTCATCGGGATGGTCGCGTTGATCTGATTGCTGGTTCCATCGCCACGGTCAAAGATCATCGCGCCCGTGTTGTTCTGGCTAACCGGACCAAAGAAGTACCCGGTGCCGCTATCGGTGGCCTCCCACACGCCAGTTGGCAGTCCGTTGAGCGCCGACACACTCGCAAACGGCAGGCCAAGTTGCACCACGCCACCAAATGACGAGGTGCTGCCTAGAGAGAAGTTCGACCACACGGTGACTTGCGAGCCGACCTTGCGGTAAGTCCCGGTATTGGTGCCGTTTCCAGTGGTCATGTTGACGTTGGAGGGCGTGTACGTGCCTTCCTCGTAATCGTCCAGCGTGTTTGCATCGCTGCTGGCGTTTTGCGTGGCGGGGAACTTAATCTGTCCGGTAGGAAGGTTGCCGCCGACATACGGCCCGATGATGTTGAACTGCGTGCCGTCATACTCCACCGTGACCGGCACGTTCTGGCGAATCTCGCCGCCCACGCAAGCAGCGCCACCGCAGAACAGGTTCTTGGCGCCGAGCGAATCCACGTTGATGGTGGTCGCGCCCGTGTTGGTATTGGCCGGCACGAACGTGAACTGCTGCCCGGACACGTAGGACGCCAGCGCAACCGGGGTCAGGGCCGCCGTGATGGTGTTGGTTCCAGCCACCGAGCCAAGCGTGCTTTGCGCGTTGCCAGCCAGCGTAATCACCCCCGACGCATCCGGCACCGTCAGCGTGCGCGTGGTCGCGGTGGTGATGCTGGACAACTGGAATGCCAGCAGTTTGGACTTGTCGCTGTTGTCCATGAACAGCGCCGTGGAGTCCTGCAACACCGGGTATGACGGGTTCGTCGGCGTCAGCAGCCCGTAGGACACCGCCGACAGGCCAGAGTCCAGCACGCCCGAGTCGGACGCCACCGTGACCGTGGTGATGCCGCCGCCGAACGAGGCCGCCGTGATCCGGCTGTAGACCGAGCCCGCCGTGTTCGTGGACAGCAGGCGCCGGCCCACCAGGCAGTTGGGCGTCTGATCGCCCGAGAACGAGAACTGCGTGGAGCTGATGTAAGTCGGCGTGAGGCCGGACGCCTGCCACTCGGACACCGACAGGGACACGTCGTTGATGCCGGTGACGTTATCCTCCGTCCAGATGGTCACGTCGGCGGGCGTCTTGAGGACGAACTTGGTCTGCCCGGTGGGCAGCCAGATCGGGTTGTCCGGCAGCCCCAGCGAGTTGAGGATGATCGGGTTCGCCTGCGCCGTGTTGCCGGTGCTGTCGGTGTAGGTCGTGCGCGGCGTGGTCGAGCCCGCAGCGTAGGTGTAGAGCTTCGCCAGGTTGCGCGGCACGCCAGAGGAATCGACCTGCTGCGAGTTGCCGATCGGCGAGAGGTAGACGGTGGGCATTTACTGTCCTTTCTTGGTCTGCGCCGCCGATTGCGCGGAACCGATGCCCGACGCCTTGGCGGATTGCTTCATCTCAAACACTATGGATTCCACCGTCCGCGGCGTGGCTTTTTCCAGCATCGTCTTGGCCAACTTTGGGTCCAACATAATCCGCGCCAGCGTGTCCTGCACGTCGTTTTCGTTCAGCCTGGTGATGAAGTTCAGCGAGCGAGCGATAACCGGCCACTTCGCCACCGCTTGCGCATCGCCGCCAAGCACCTGGCCCAACACGTAGGCGGTGGACAGGTTCTGCGCGGTGTTGGATCCGACGCTGCGCCCGCCCGTGTTGGACAGGCTGCCCCGGTCAAGATCGGCGGCGACGTTCTCCAACCGCTTCATCTGCGCGGGCGTCAGGATTTCGGACATTTCGCCAAGCTTGTTTGTGAACAGGTTCTTGAACTTGGCCTGCGACAGCGCGTATTCCGCTTCCTTAGTGATCGGGTTTTGCAGCACCAGCGCGTTCTCCGCGCCCTTGCGGATGCCCGCCACGGTTTCCATCTGCTCGATGGGCTTGGACATGCGCGAGTATTTGGACAGGTACTGCTTCCAGTCTTTCGCGCCGGACTGCGTGATGGCGTCATCCATCATGGCCTGCACTTGGGAGGCGAGGCCTGCCGTGTACCGCTTGTCGAAGTTCTGGTTTTCCTGCGCGAACTTTTGGATGGTGTTCCCGATCTCTTTGCGGATCATGTACAGGTCATCGGGGTGGATCGTCCCGTCCGCCGCCGTGAAACTGGCGATCTTCTGGCGGATGTCGGCGATGGCACCCGAGGCCACGTTGGAAGCGCGGATGCCAGGGGTGGTCTCCATGCGGGCCAGTTGCCGCCCCAACTCGTCGGCGTAGACGCCTTGGGCGCGAACCGCCTGCAGGGACTGCTCGCGCAGCGGCGCGGTCACGGCGGTGCGCTTGGCCTCCGCACTAACCATCCCCGGCGTCATGCCGGCATTCGGCCCGCTGGCGATCTCCGCGCCCCCGGCCAGCCGGCGCAGTTCGTTCTGGCGGGCCAGGTTGTTGGCCGCCATGCGCTCGTCCAGCATCGCCTGAAACCGGGGATTGCTGGCCGCGATGCCGCGCTCGAGGATGGCGAGCTCGGTGGAGCCGGACGCCTGCGCGGTGGTCGGGCGCGAGCCGGGGACGAACTCGGGCACGTTCTCCAGCGACCGGGCCACCGCCCGCGGGTCGCGCACCATGCCGGCCACGGCGCCGGGAGCGGTATTGCCTGCGCCCATCGTGCCGACGGACGCCCCGGCGATGTCATCTGCCGCGCCCATGCCCAGCACCTTGGGAGAGCCCAGCGCGTCGGCAAGGATGCGCTGGACCGCCGCCTCGGTGCCCGCGTCACCGCGCAGCCCGGTGGTGTCCAGAATGGCCTTGGTGAGCCGGCCTGCGGCCTTGGCGGTGCCGACCACAGCGGGGGCCGCGTAGCTGCCGGCAATGCCTGCAGCAATCTGTGCGGCAGGGCCTGCGCCCGACTCCCTGGCGGTGCCCCCAGCAGCCGAACCGCCGACCGCGGCGAGCGCCTGTGCGCCGGGATTGGCTGCCATCATGCTCGCCGCCTTGCGACCGAGCGCCGTGCCTGCCGTGTCCGCTAGTTGCCTCGCAGCGCCCACCGTGCCCGCCGTGCTGGCGAGCGCCCGGTTCACGTCATAGACCACCCGCTCCGTCGCGCTGGCGGGCTTGGGGAACGCCTTGTCCAGTATCTGCTCGACCTGCTCGGACGGAGCCTTGTCGCCGCCCCGGATCCAGTTCACCACGTCTGCAAGGACGGGCGCGAGCGCCGCGGCACCGCCGCCGGCCAAGGCGCCGGGAATGGCGCCGACGCCGCCTATCAGCGCCCCGCCAGCCGCGCCTGCGGTCATGCCTGCGACGATGGGCGCAGCAGCGCGTCCAGCCAGCCCCACGGCCCGCATGGCGCGGTCAGGCATGGACAGCTCGGTGGACGCCGCCGGCGCCTTGGCGGGCGTCTGGTAGTCCGTCCACGGGCCTGCCGCTGACGCAGCCGCCTGCGGTTTGTAATCCTCCCAGGGGCCGGCCATTACCGGGCCTTTTCCCACGATTTGGGATCAGCGGGGTCGCCACCTTTGAACAGGTAGCCTTTGACCACGTCGCCGACCTTCGGCTTGGGAGGCGGTGCAGCAGGGGTGGCTGGCGGCGTGTTCACCTTCAGCGTGTCGCGCTTGGCGCTTGGCACCGCTGCCATCATCCCGTCGATCGCCAACTTACGGTTCTGCGCCTTCTGCTCGATGACCTCCGGCGAGTCGCCGACCTGCGGGAAGTATTGCCGGTCTGCCGTGGCAAACTCGCCCTGCGAGATGGCCGCGCCGGACTCCTTGCGCAGCAGCGCCGTGACGAAGTTGCGCTTCGCCTGGGTAAGTTGCTGCTGCTCGGCAGGCGACAGCGCGTTGATGGTGTCGCCCACCGCGCCATTACCACCCGCGCCAGGCACGCCGACCTGCACGCCCTTGGTCGCCAGCGCGTCCAGAATGGCGTCCGACTGCTTCATGCGTGCGCCGAACATCAGGGCGTTGGATTGCACCTCGTTCAGCGGCACATCCTTCGGGCCCAGCGGCCTGCCGTCAAGGCCTATGACCGGCGCCGCCGTGCCACGGCGCGTGTTGACCACCACGCCGCGCTCCGTGTCGAACTGTTGTCCGCCTGCGTTGAAGTGGCGATCTGCCTGCTGGCGATCCAGCACGCGCTGCGCCACGCTCGCCACGCTGTCCGGGGTCTGCTGCATGGTGATGGACGGCACGCCAGCCATCCGCCCGAGCGGGACGCCTTGCGCCAGCGGGTTGGTGTTGACCATGAAACGGCTGGCGCCGTCGCCGTCCATCGTTACCTTGGGCGCCAGCATCTCGAGCGCCTTGCGGCCCTCCTCCGACGCCATCGCCATCTGGCGCACGAAGTTCGGCAGTTGCGCCGCGTCCATCGGGATCTGGCTGCGCAGGTTGCGGTCAGCCAGGCCCATGGCCTCCAGCCGGTTGACGGTGGAGAACACATCGTCATGCGTCAGGTCGGGCTTGTTGACCAGCGGCGCGGTGGCGGCGCTGAAGGCCGTCAGGCGGTCGTTGGCGGCCTTCAGGTCCTGCGCCGTGATCTTGCCCCGCGTCTCACGTTCTGCGAGCGCGTTCTTGCCGATCTCCTGCGCATCCTTGACGCGGCCCACCCTCAAGAGCGCGTTCTGCGCTTTCTGCAGGTTGTCGGGCGTTGACAGGTCGCCCACGCCGGCCAGCGCATTCTTGAGTTGCGTGTTCTCCGCTTCGGCCTGCAATGCCTGCCGGTACTGGAGGTCGGCCAGGCGGTTGGAGTTCTGCGCATTCTGGATCTGTGCGACCTGTCCGAAGCGTGCCAGCGGGTTCTCGAACTGCGGGGCGCGGTAGGCCAGTGCAATGCTGGGATCAAGTGCCATGTCAGGCCCTCCGTTGCAGCATGTCCATCAGCTGCTGGTTCGCGTAGTTGTTGTATCCCTGCCCGATGGCCCCGGACAGAGCGTTGGCCCCGCCGATGTAGCCCGAGGCCCGTGCGTTCGCCC